CACTTTCGTTCTTCATTATCCTCAAACAACCAAGAAGTTCTGCCCCATCCTACAGGGATTGCATAAATATCAAAAAACTCTTCTTGTGAACGGAGAGAACGCAGGACCAAACGTGCGTGCTCACCATATCCTGACTGTGTAAGAATTGGACCTTCAACTAAAACTTTCTTTTTCATTATGCAACCTCTTTGATTGACCAGCTTTTGTAGCCTTTTCTATTGTCCCATGAGCCTTTTTCTTCGTAAACTTTGGTAAGTAATTTATCCCATTTATCAAGTATATCTTTTTGATTATAATTCTTCATAACGTGAGCACGACCTTTCTTACCCATTTCTTTTCGTTGTTTGTTGGTCATATTATACATCTTTTCAAGAGCACCAACAACTTGTTCTTGCGAAACTTTGTCTTCGTGAATAAATGGAACCTCTTGTGAGCCAATCACGTATTTAGCAACTGGCTCTAGACCAATACCAAACCAGTCTTTACCATCAGTTACTTGTTCTTGTAAGCCGCCAGTCATTGTACAAATAATTGGTGTACCAGCAGCTAGTGACTCAAATGTTGCTAGCCCAAACCCTTCAGCGTCAGCAATGTTGATTGTAACGTCTGCCATGTTATACATGGTGTTTAGGCTTTCTGGAGCTGTCTTTTGCAGCGAGAACAGCACTTCTCCATTTGTCAAGCCAAACTCTTCAATAATAGCTTGAAGGTTTGGACCATTTGGATCATTAGGCTCTGTGTGCATCAAAAGCACAGCTTTATCTTTGCCAACTTTATTTAGAAAGTCATTGAACCAATAAATAACTGCTCCCGGTTGTTTGCGACGGGCGTTTCTGTTATTCCAATACACAAGGAACTTATCTTCTTTCCAATTGGGGAAGTTTTGCTTGCGAAGTTGCTTTATTTCTTCATCTGGAAGAGGCATAAATATATCTGTGTTTATTGCGTGAGGAATATATTCACACTCAACTTCTGGTGCAACTGTACGTACAATGTCATCTGTTACTTTGCTAATTGTCGCAACAACATCGTTAGAAATGTAATATGGCTTGTTAAAAGTTGGGTAAGGATAATTATCCCAAACATGGTAATAAACCATTGGAACCAATGGACGAATCTCGTTGGCAATACTCCATAACCATCCATAGAATCTTGGATCGGTCATAAACCATAAAATGTCAGGTTTCTCAGAACGAATAATTGAACGAACAATGTTTGCATCACCAAAACCATCAACTGGATAGATTGTCCAATCTTCTTTCCATTCTTCTGTTCTCACAGGTTGATAATTTTGGTGTTTTATCGCACCGCCTAAAGAGATTACAGTATATTTGCCAGTTTTTAGAAGACCTTCAATTACATATTTGGTCTGTGTCGCAACACCGCTTGGCATTACATAAAGTGGACTATATCATCATGAACTAGTCATGTTGGGCGCTGTCGGATCATTACCATACTCTTTACGAGTTTAGGCTAACCGTAGTCTCTGAACCTTCATCAGTATTTCTACACAGATGCTTGGCTGCTGATTGTTACAATACTTATGCTTTTTAGCATTCACACTTGCCGTTTCCCGCTATGTTGTAGCGCATAAGTTAGATAATGTTCCAGCAATTCACCCAATTTTATATCCGCCAATGCTTCAAGCTAACGGATGATCTGAAATTGTAAGAATTTTAATCTTTTTGTCCATTTATACACTCGCTTATTATTTTCATGGTTTGTTCATTATTTGATTTATAATCATGTTCCCAAATAATTACTACTTTATATCCAAGACCTTCAAGGAAGGTTTTTCTTTCATTATCATAGCTCCAGATTTGTTCAGCGTTAAGTTTTTTCTTTTGATTATAATAATTTTTTTCATAAAATCTAGGATCGCAATGCCAATAAGTTCCATTGAATTCAATTATCAAGTTTAGTTCTTTTATAAGAAAATCAACCTTATATTTTTTTCTAGATTTTTCTATTCCAAAATCAGTAAAAATAGTATAATTTTTAAAATTTTGATTTAGATACTTAGAAATTTCCCTCTGTGGTTTACTCAAAGATGTATGTTTGGCAAGCATGTACGCATTAGCAACTCCATATTTTTTTAACATTGTTCTTCTTGCTTTTTGTCTCCAAGATTTAAATTTTTCTTTATTTACTACAAAGGGATTATTTTTAGAAATTTTTCCTATAGAATTATCTGTTTTACATTTTATACTACAAAATTTAGCATTTTTTCTTCTACCTTCTGTATAATAAAACTCTTTTTCACATTGTTCACATTTTTTTATTATTCCAGATTTTTTATTTGTTCTCAATCTCCACTTATCATAAGTCCCATCTTTTATATAAAACTTAGAAGCACAAGAACGAGTACAAAAACCATTTCTTTCTTCTTTTCTTTTATAAGTTTTATTGCAAAACTTACACATTCTTTCTATAGATTTTTTATCATCTAATTTTTTCTTGTATTCAAGACGAAATTTTTTACGACATTGTTCAGAACAGCTCTTTGTTGAGTGATTATCTGCTTGAAACTCCACGCTGCAAAAATTACACATTTTTGTATATTTCATATAATATATAGTGTAGAGTTACAAATAAATCAAGGACAATATTCTGTTTTATGCATTTTACATTGTCCACAGGATAATTTATTTTTCATGTGTTTATTGCTTGTAATATTAGTAACAGCTTTTACCAATAAGTCAAGGGCATTTTCAATCTTTTTTGCACCACTTGTCACGCGAAAGATTTCTACTTTGTTGCCAACTTTAGCAGTTCTCTTCAGAAGGGCAAAATGTGTCTCAATTTGATCTAAATCTACCTGATACTTTTGAGCGTAAAACTTCTTGTAAAGCGTTAGCTGATAAGTTGTCATCTTATCTGACTTCTTTTTCATATCCCATCCCCAACTGCAAGTTTTCCAGTCAAGAATATGAATTTTGCCATCTTCAGTTTTTATCACTAAATCAATAAAACCCTTGAAGTTGTAAATACCCCTAGAAAATTCGTTTATATTTTCATACAACTGTTCTTCGGCTTGGAGCACTTCGTATTTTCCAAAGTACTTATCAAGCGCAGAAAGCACCTCTTCAAGAATCTCTTTGCCTTCTTTGGTGAAAGATTCAATTTCTTTATCAGTTGGTTGAATTGGTGAATTTTTTATATTTTCAGAAAATTTTGACTCAAATAGATTTTTAGAATCTTCACCTTTTACCATTGTTTCGCAAATAGAGTGGACTGAAGTACCAAATACTGTAAAAATACTATCAGTAAATGGGTTTACACCATCTTCTTGCACAAGCTTGCGATAAAATGGACAAAAATTCCAGTCTTTCAACTCGGAAAATGAAATATGCGTTTTTTTCTCTGACACTTTTACCTCGTATGAACGAGTATACTAGAAACTGTTCTTACCGTCAACAATTTTTCTTACTTTGGCAAACAGTTGTGGGCACATCATATAAATGTCTTTTCTGTTTTCTGGACGTAACACATAATTCTCAACTCCGTCTGCAAAATACTCTCTCAAGGAAGTTGTAGCATATGGTGTAAAGAATAGCCCACTACTCAATCTAGCCAACTTTGGATAAGTTACCTTTTTATACAAAAAATCGTCAAAATTACTTGAATAATTTATATCATCAAAGTCAAAATCATGACACTCTGGATAATGTGGTGACATTTGATTGAAAAGCTTTCTTCTTTTATTTACAAATTCCATTTTTAGAACATTGTCGCCATATATTATGTCTTCGTATTTTTTTTCTACGGAGTGTGCTATTTCATGAACTATATCATGAAGTATGGCTTCCTCATTTCTTTCTTTGTTTGATATATAAAGCTTATTATCGTGATATAAGGAGTTTAGATTCTTCTTGTTTAGAAAATCAAAATCTCCAATAATAATGTCTTTTACATCTGTAAACAATCTTTTTGGAAGTTTTTCTTTCACTTCATCAAAAACATAATCAAGAGAAATGTTTTTAGGAATACTTCCTTTGATTAGAACATTTACATAAGGAAGATGCTCTTGATTCTCTCTAATTATCGGCTTTTTGTTGTTCTTTATGTATTCCGACAGTTTGTTCATCTTTGTTGAAAAGTCCTAGATCTAGATAAGCTTGATTATAGCCTCTGATAAAATTTTCTTCAGCAATTGGAAGAACCAACTCTGGAAATTCATCACAAAGTAAATAGATTGCTTGTTCTAAAGTAACTTCTTCGCCTTCTGGATTTACTTTGGAACCAATATAATTTACAAGAAGTTGTTTTAGTTCTGTATCTATTTTTACAGGAACGTCTAGTTTATCTTTTAGGTCTTTATCTTCAACTTCGTTATAATCAGTCTGCATAATTCTCTCCTCGTTAGTTTATCGAATACTATTTCGCGTCAAAAAATCACCTCCTCAATGCAAGAATAGTATTCGATAAGATTAGAGCGTTTTAGCTGCCAAGGTTGCAACCTTGCTACGCTCACCTCTAGTAAGCGTAACATGACCTGTTAGCTCACTATGTTTCAATTTCTCGACGGCATATGTAAAGCCGTTATTTGTTTCATTGAGATAGGTGTTATCAATCTGTTCGATATCGCCAGTCAAAACAATTTTAGTGTTTTCACCAACTCTTGTTAATACTGTTTTTATTTCATGTATATTCATGTTCTGGCACTCGTCAATAATAATAAATGCGTTGTTGAGCGATCTACCACGAATATAAGTCAGTGCTTCAACTTGGATGATACCTTTCTCTTTATAGTGTTCAAGAGGATCTAAACCTTTATTTGCTTTATTGCTGAATAGTGTATCTAGGTTGTCTTGAATTGGTGCAACCCAAGGAGCCATTTTTTCTTCCATTGTCCCCGGCAAGAAGCCAATGTCTTTGCCCATTGGCATTACAGAGCGAGATACAATTATCTTCTCATATTTTTGACTATCTTCACCCTCTCTGTTTATTACGTGTTCCAAGGCTGCGGCAATAGCCAACAGAGTTTTACCAGTACCCGCAGAACCCATCATTGTTACAACTGGCACATCTTCGTCCATAAGAAGATTCAATGCCATTTGTTGTTCTTTGTTTTTGGGAGTCAAACCAAATACGGTACCTTCTCTGCCTTTTACATATTCTTTTACTTTTAGCAGTGGTTTGTTGAAGGCGACAAATCTAGCCATACCTGTTTTCTTTTCATTAGAAGAAGAAACAAGCATTACAAATTGATTTGGTTTATATTCTTTTGTATTGTCATCAGACTCAAGGAAAATCTCTTCACCATTATAAAAGCGATCAATCATCTGATCGTCTATCAATAATTTAGAAAAGCCAGTAAATATATCGTTGCTTTTCTTGACGACTTGGTTCTCTGTATAAGACTCACAATCAAGTCCTAAAGCGTCACAACGTACTCGGAGGTTTATGTCTAGGGAGACAACGACAACTCTTTTTGTAGGGCTTTCTTGTTGCTCGGAGAGGGCACAGGAAAGGATAGCGTTGTCTGGAAGAGACTTGTCGAAATCCTCTGGAAGCACAGAAAGCTGAGAAGGTTTGGCTCTTACGATGCCAAGACCTTTATCAATTCTCACGCCTTTATTGAGATTGCCTTTGGCACGAAGCTCATCAAGAACGCGAATAAAGTTTCTTGCGTTTAGACCAACACCGTCCTGACGTTTCTTTTGTTTGTCTATTTCTTCAAGAACTTTTAGGGGAATTACTATGTCGCCTGTACCAAATTTATATAAAGCTTCATAGTCAGTTAGATACACATTAGTATCTAGAACATATATTTTCTTTGACATTTTACCTCAAAAACAGAAAACCCTGCTAACAATAACTAGTCAGCAGGGTTTCTTTTAGCTTGTTTTTTGTATTTTAGATAAAATTATAAGTTTTTTGATCAATCAGCTTCTTGAGTAAATCAGCATCGGTTTTTGTCAGAACAACAGAATTAGATTTTAGAATCTCAACTGTGTTCTGAACTGCTTTATTTGATAGAAGTTCTGGGATTTGACAAGAGCGAGTATACCAACGTGGAATTACATAGTCGCCACTTTGGAATAAATGCTTCTCAATATGTTCAACAGTTTGCTTATAAAGCCCTTGAGCTGGGTTGTCATCAAAATCAAAGTCAGCATAATCATTAACATAATTATAACTGTCTAGTGACTTCATGCGCTTGTTTAGACGACCAAGTGCCATCCTGCGACCAACTCGTTTATCAAAACGATCTTTCGGACTACAAGCTGCCCAATCAAATACAACTTTATAAGTTCCTTTCTTGTTTTCTCGATTTAGTACTGTGTATGCAACGGTAATCGTACCACCGTTCTTACGAAAATAAACGAACTTCACATCATTCATCGTAAGATTCTTAACATCTACGGTCATTTTTGCTCCTTTTGTTTTCGTTTGCGTGCTGCTCCTAGCAGCGCGTATCCTGCAATGTCCATCCACGGATCTTCATTAAAAGCGTCTTGATCTGTGGCAATTCTGAATAACTTATCTAAAATTCTTGTTATAGCCAAGAAATCATCGTAGTTTCCTACGTCAACCCCGTGAGGGTATAAAATGTCTAGTATTTTTCCTGAACGATCAAATGAAGAGCCATAAGCTGCGTTCTTTTGATCGACTAGGGCACCTATTTCAGTGCCCAGCCTTTCATATTTTTTTGAGTCCATATAACCTTATTTGGTTGGTGTAACTTCCGAAGTACCAGTTACAACGTCTGGTTCTGAAACAGCAACATCTGGCGTTACTGACTCTGCAACGTCAACAGTAGTTGCAGTTGAATCTTGAGAAAGAGCACCATCGGCTACATCAACAGCAGTTTCTGTCTTTTTCTCGTCTTTCTCACAGCCTGTTAATGCTAGTGCTGCGAGAACAAATAAAACTTTCTTCATAAAATAAACTCCTTTTTATTATACAACCGAATCATCTTCATCGGCTTTCATACGAAACATACGACCTGAATTTACAGACCATTTGTGCGTAAGCGGGTTTCCCCTGTTGTCAGTAGTTGGATGAAACCAAACTAGTGAATTTCCTTCTACTTGTTGACCCTTGACTCTACATAGTGGGCAAATATAAAATTTCATTTTTATCCTTTTAATAAGTCCTTCTTGCTTTTCGTCTCTTTTAGTTGCTCGTATTCCTCAAACATTTCTTCTTTCTGAAGATCTGCAAGATGTGGATACTTGTCAAATACTTCTTGTAAAGATAGATTTTCTTGCAGCATAATTAGTCTGATCTTGTCAGTCACTTTTCCCATTTGTTAGTCCCTCGTAAAATAATCTTATCAAATAAGCCAATTGAAGTGGCCAAAACAACGAAATTATAATATATATAAAAGCTGTTCTTATTGTTACTTTTAGAGAAATGTCTTTCTCATATTCCATGATTGCCAAATTATATGACAAACCATTTATAATAAAAAATACTATTGAAATTGCAAAATATAATTGAAACATTTAATTTTTATCTTCTAACATTTTAAGTTTCCAAAATTTAGATTCTTTAGCAGTTTTTATTCTGTGGCAATTTGCACATCTAACATCGCATTTATCAATTTCATTTTTTACAAGTTCCACTGTTATATAACTTTTTGAACAAAGAGCGGATGAAATAATAAATGATTTATCTGCTGAATTCTTATGATCAAATTCTAGAACTATTGGATTTTTTTCTCCACAATCAATACAAGGATTTTTAATTAAAAAATTAAAAACATATCTTCTTGCTTCTTCAATTTGTTTTTTATTAATATGGTTTACTCTTTTTATTTGTTTTTTTCTATTGTCTGGTTTAGAAAAATATTCTCTATACCATTTATTGTGGCAAACATTACATCTACCCACTCTCATATTTTTTGTTTTATTTCTCCAAGGAAATTCTTCTATATTTTTTTCTATTTTACAATCTATACAAGTTTTCATTATAGCCTCCACAAATAAATAGTTTATAAGTGAAGAAAAAACTTATAAGTCATAAATTATTTTGGTCCGCATTGGTGGAGTTGAACCACAAAGGGCACCGCTCGTTCAAGTTTAGCCAAAGGTTTATAAGACCCCCAACGAGAGCAATGCGGAGCTTTAGTGTTCCCAGCCGGGCTCGAACCGACAGTCACCACATTGAAAGTGTGGCGCATTAACCAGTTATGCTATGGGAACGTTGAGCCTTTTTACTTCATGCTCAGGAAGCATTATCAGCAAAATTTGCCGGTTTGATCTTCTCGACGAGCCTCGACAACTTGCTTACGTAGCTCACGTAGGGCACCAACAGCTTCTTGTGCAGCCTTACGAACGCGAGTACCAGCAGCCTTATTACCACGATCACATTTCTCAGCATCTACCATAGCAGCATTTAGAGCCTCTACTACAGTATTTAGTGTTTGATGAACAGAACTCATTTTTACCTCCATTTGTGTTTATTTGAGTTTGTATTTATTATAAACGATGTTTTTATCCTTGTCAAGCCCTTTTTTATATTTTCTTCATTGTCGATATAAAAATTTATTGATCGACCAATCAAAGAGCAAGCAGGTATATTATATCTTCGATAATGAAGATTTCTGCTCAAGACGGAACTAGCATAACCCATTCCACACCGTCCGTCAAGACCTTTGTTGCCACAGTTGTATGCGGCAAGTGCATATTTTATATTATTTTTGGAACGTTTTTTCCAATTTCTCAACATTCTCGTACCGACAGTTCTGTTGATTATTGGAACTCTTAATAAAGATCTAGAAAAAGGCACATAATGATAGTTTACTTGCATTAAGCCAGTACAACTGCCATTACTGTGAACTGTATATTCGCCTCTCGATTCTTGGAATTCAACAGAGTCGATTATTTTGTCGCTTATTTCTGAATCAGATGCTCTACACGTAAAGAGCAAACTTATCCAGAAGCCCAGCTTCCAAATAATTAACATTTCTGGTTATAAGTAGTTTGTAAAAATTGCAAAGTGCCAAAAGGTGGAATCGAACCACCGACGCCAAGCTCTTCAGGCTGACGCTCTACCAACTGAGCTATTTTGGCATTTATACTTTTCTAAGTATTTTTATTCTATCAGCAGATATATTATCTTTGCAAGCCGCAGTTTTAGTTACTTCGATACAGGCATCAATAATTTTTTTATCGTTATTTAACTGATCAAATGTAAATCTTCCTTTTGAATCCAAAAGATCCCAAAACTGTTCTGGTGCAAAATCATCATATTTAATAAATGATTTTTTTAGTTCAGCGCCTTTATCAACTAAAGTTGGAATATCTGCAACAAGCTCTAGTCCAGTTGCGTCTACTTCTAATAATATTCCATTTACATATGTACCAATGGTTCCTGTTTCTTCGGATATGGACAAAAAAATTGGTACAACGCCTTGATAAACTTTCAGCATATATTCTAAAGAACCTCTAGATTTACCTGCTTTGCTGTTTATTTTTAGTCCATCTTTCATAATCGAATCTAATCTGTCTTCAGAAGTTACATGATACATTATTTTTGTATCAATGTTTTCTTTTAGGAAAGAGTTCCATTTATTTAAAAAAGTATTCATGATAATAAATAGTGTGTGGAGCGGACAATGGGATTTGAACCCATGACGAACAGCTTGGAAGGCTGACACTCTACCCCTGAGTTATATCCGCAGGCTGAAACCGTCTTTCGACGGCTTCGTTACACTTCGTACACTTGGTACGGGTGCGATTTATTATTTAGTCTAGGTGAAAGGATTTGAACCTCCGAACCTCCTGCGCCCAAGGCAGGCGCTCTAAAACCAAGCTGAGCTACACCTAGAACTTATTCTACCTATTCACTTTTTGGTGCCGATTGCAGGCTTCGCTCCTGCCACCTGACGCTTACAAGGCGTCTGCTCTACTGAATGAGCTAAATCGGCTTTAGCTCCCCAACCTAGAATCGAACTAGGATAAAACGATTAACAGTCGTTCACTTTACCTTTAAGTTATTGGGGAATCTATTCTATGCCATTATGAATTTCACGATGGCAATTAGAACATAAAATCATACATTTGTCAAGTTCATTTTTTACTTTTTCCCAAGACCTTGTATAACCTTTTGATGCTATGGCAAAATCTTTTTGTGTCGGATCGGTATGATGAAAATCTAATGCCCCAACATATTTATTGTATCCACATTTTTCGCATTTACCGCCTTTATAATCTACAGCTTTAATTTTTACTACTTCTCTTCGTTTTTGTACTGCATCTACTCTACATTTTTTACAACGATAACGTTTTGCGTTTATAACATAAACATGTAAACAAGAACCATGCTTGCTACATTCTTTTTCTATTTCCCGTGGTTTTGATTCCATTTGTTTTCTCCTCTACTATAAATAGTATGGATTAACGCAAAATGCTCTACCTACTGAGCTATCGGGGAATAGGTTTATTATTTCTTAATGCCTCTGTCATCTTTATTGCAGAGTTGCCTACTTTACCATGATACCACGGTGTTGTCAAGGGGTGAATTTCAAGAAGTTGATTGTTTAACTTCTCAATTCTTTTTACCGATGCTTGTGTTCCAGTTCCTTTTAGATACCAGATTTCAGTTCTAATTGGCTGCTTATTCAAGCAGCTATTCCATGCTTTATCTAGCCAATCGCCATATGAAGCATCAGACCAAACAACCCAAGTTGGATTTAGATTACAAAGACCACCAGTTTTCGCTGCTTCTGCTATTGCTTTACCACCGCGAGAGTGTCCGACAATAATTAGATTTATTTTTTTATTTGTTTCTGGAACAACTTTTAGTGCTGCTTTCACAAACTTCTCAAAGGAATCTTTTTGAGTCCAAGCATGTTGCCCATGCGGCTCAATAAGTCTTGTGCTCCAAGGTAATTCTGGATGAATCCAAGTAAAAGATTTCTTCTCTTGAACTAGCCATTTAATAGATGGCGCTGTTCTTTCTTCAAATTCATCTTTATCAAATCCATTCATTCCGTGAAACCAAACAATAATGTTATGTTGTTCTGCTTCTGGAACTTCGTGATGAATTAGAGCCACACCTCTATAATCATTTTCCACCATAGAACCAGTCCAAGTCCATAAGTGAAGAGGTAATAATAATTTTAATAGATAACTCATGGTGGAAGGTGGTGGATTTGAACCACCGTAGGCTTACGCCAAAAGATTTACAGTCTTCCCTGATTGACCACTCCAGCAACCTTCCTTATTTTCTCAAACACTCTGCGTGCTCTCTACATCTTGGTTCATACTCTTCTTTACCACCAACTTTAACATCTTCTTCTTTCATTGTCAAGCATACTGTATAAAAAGCATCTTCTCCACAAAAACATACTGCTGGACAAACTTCAA